TCATCAGTTCAAATTGTTTAATTGTTCAATGAGGCATTGTTCTCCATCTATGGTAGCCCCGTCATTTGTCATGCGTAAAATAAATGTGTCCCAAACCTCAGGGTAGTTGTCTTCACCCAAGTCCTGCAAGGCTGCCACTAAGCAGTAGTATCCTTCTAGTGTTCCTCCGTCTGCCTCAACACGATCCCTAAACTCCTCAGCAATCTTGTTTGCAGGGGCAAAACAGGGAGGCGCACTCAAGTTCTGAATTGAGAGTGTGGTACGATCCACATCCCCAAACCAAGTGTCGCAATATATGATGCCCCAATTACTGAGATTCGCCATCGTTGTCTAGTTTTCTAAGATATAACCGCAACTTGGCAAGGTTGTTATCTTTCGGTTTGTATGCCTTCTTACAATACCCAACTGCTGAAGTATGAGTCCTTTTCGGGGTAGACATCCTCATTAGTGTTTTGGTTATACTCAGGGAAGGTAGCGTTGTGGAAGGTGATGTAGTCCAAGAATCTGCGTGTGTAGTAGTCAGCAATCTTCTGCTCCTTAGAGATCAGGAAATCAACCTCCTCCTTATTCACTCCTTCAGACGATTCAGATGAGTGTTTGTAAACTCCTGAATTAGCAATCGTGTACGCTGCAAAAGGCAGATACTCCACCATAGCGTAATGGATCAACATCGGCTGCACATAGGTAGTCACTAGCGATAGATAATCTCCTGAAAGTGTACCTGCCAAAATATCATTGCTGATCTTATTGTATAGCCGTGTGCCTAGGAAGTTTTGAATGTGGATCTCCTGTGCAATCTTAATAAACTGCATGAACTTATCAGAGTCCACATTGCCTCCTAGGGCCGTGTTCTTGACTATATCGTTTCTACTTACAAATAATGCCGTTGCCATCTTATTTCCATGGAGGGTTTACATATCCTTGATCAGTCATATCCCGTGGGGCCTTTGCTACCTCAGTCGGGTTTACAGGCAAACGGGCTTCGCTACGCAGTGAGGGATCTAATTTGTTGATCAGATTCCGTGCTTCGTTAACGCCAATGCGCCTGTTGTTTTTACGCAGGTAGGTTCTGCGCTCCCAATAGTGCTGACACCATGGGCCTCCTTTGTACAGGAAGATGTCGTAGGAGTTAGATCCTCCCTCACCAAAGCCAGGATTTGCTCCTGAAGCATCTTCAATATCTTCTTTGCGGTATACCTTATCGGCTCTCATCATCATGGAGCAAAAGTCACGGCTCTTGCCTAAGGCTGCGCCTGTGGACTTGTATACATAGCGTACTTTAATGATGCTTGTGTCCTGCTCACTCGTTTCACTAGGGCTAGAGGGAATGACACTAGCAAAAGCCCATAGAGCATCATGCGTTGCCTCCATGCCGTAATTCACGGGGCGTTCATCTATCAGTTCCCATTCCTCTTCATTGATCTCCTCACCCATCTCAATGAGTTTGTTGGCTATCTGCTGACCTAGATCGTCTGACATGTTCTCCTTTGGAACGCAGTTAGGAACCTTCTTGCCATCTTTGATCTTCCATCCAATCATCTCATAGCCATCCCAACAGGGCTGATCATCAGCCAACAGGTCTACATCAGAACTAAAGCCACGCTTTTTCTCTGCCTCAGGGGCAGTTATTACCTGCACATCATCTGCAAACTGCACAGGGCGCAAGGTCTTGAAGTAAATGTCTAGTGAGATGTCATTGAATGATAGGATCTCAGATATTCCGTCTAAAATCACCTCCTGCATGGGGTTAATCACCGTGTTCTCAAACAATGCAGAGGCAGTTTCCAATTCATCTGCGTTATTACCAAGTCCTGACTGATCCTTAATGCCCAAAAGCATAGGGGAAGTCACTCGGTGAGCCACCATGAGTTTACGCATGGCCTCATCAGCCAAGAAGTCGTATTGTGCATGGGCATCATTGATCTGAACAGGCTCAATCGTGGCTGCCAACTCCTTATTGTCGTTAAATGCCATGATAAAACGACCTGCATTGCTAGATCCTGAGAATTTCTCAGCAATACGGGCCTCAATGACATTTCGCTGCTCCTCATCAGGCACTCCGTTGTTGAAGTTGATTAACATAGAGGGCGTAAGGCCATTCTTGATATTGTTTAAGTGAAAATTAGCAATCTCCTCTTCTAATTCAGCGTATTGCAGACCACCTTGATAGTCAACAGGGGAGTAGTAGTAAAATCCTGCACGATATGGCTTAATGTAGAGAATCTCAAGACCTTCTTCGCTGAATCCATAGGCAGGGATCCGTACAGGAATCTCCTTTTTCATGGCTACATCATGCCAATCCTTAGCGTAATAGTACGCCTCTACCTCGTCAGAGTCATAATTGCACTTTTCAGCACGAAGGCACTCAATCGGGATGTGTTCAATGTCTACAATCGTGTCATGCTCCTCGTTATAGACCACCTGAAGGGCGCATTGGCCCATCATCTTATAGTCACTGACCATTCTGCGAAGGCAGTCCTTGTCAAAGAGGGCCTTCATCTGAGCATACTGATCGGGCTTACGCGATGCATCCGTAGCATCTAGTCCTAGACCATAGAGCATCTCTACAATACCATTGATGATAGCATTGTTCGTGGCTGATCCATTGTATCGGTCAATCAGGTACTGAAAGTAGTTATTGTCTTCTCCGTATTCTATCCATTCCTTATTCTGCACCTCCTTGATTTCAGGGGTGGTGTAAGTACTAAGATTTACGACTCTAATGTTGCTCATAGGATTACAAATTCATTGTCAGCAGGTTCGGTGACATAGGCTCCGTCATTGACCGAATACTTGTCATAGTCAGTTTGTGTAGTGCAAAAAGCAAGACCGCGATATATGTCCGTAGATCCCTTAACTACCTTGATGTTATAGAATACCCCTTCCGATACGCTAAATATCGCTGAGAGGCTCATATAGCCGTTAGATTCGGTAATTGTCGGGTTAATCGTAGCCGTGGTTCTTGTGCTTTCGTTTCTCAAATATAGTGTGACTCCATCTAAATCATTCAGGGCTTGTCTAACACATGCGGTAGATTCCAATGTGCCTCCGTCCAATAAAACTCGCTCAAAATAAAGATCAAGATCCTCTGAAGAGAATACATCATCTCTTGATACAATCGTTATGATCTGCTCAGTAGCAACAGGCTGCAATATGTACATAGTACCTATGTAACTTATGCCTCAATTCTTTGTTCCAAAAAAAAGCCCCTCCGAAGAGGGGCAGTAGGTTAAAAACACACAATAACACCTACTTATGAGTTCGTTCCTGAAGTGATCGTAGCCGTTGCGGAAGCAAGTCCTGCAAAAGGATCCGCAGGGGTGGCACCATCAACAAAGGAAGCCAAACGGGTTTCGTTGCCTGTCAAAGATAAGGTATATCCTGACAAATCACCCATTGCAGTTCCTGTTACCGCAGTTCCTGCCGTAACCTCACAACCATGCTCCAAACCTAAGCCGAAGCAGTTACCATTATAGTCCACTACGAATACATGGGGACGGCCATAAGCAATCAATTTCAATTCCTTGTTGTCCTCCTTGCTCAACTTAGTGAGTTGCAATTCCAATACCTGCTCAAAGAATGTAGTTCCGTTCTCACGGCTAACATTGAAGTTTTGAGTCATTTGATTGGTTCCCTTGACATCATACTTGTACGCAGTAAAAGTACCCGTAGCATTGGTCAATTCGTCATCAGTACCAAAAGATAGAGTTCCTAGATCTCCGTAGTCCACAAAGTAGACCTCTTTGATCCCGCCAACCACATCTTTACATGGTACATTCCGTCCTTGAGTTAAATCACACGCCATTTTATTTCTTTGGTATTAAAAAAGGGGCAAGGGCAACGCCCAAGCCCCCTTTGAGTTTTACATTCAATCTAGTGATTAAGCGTAGTATACGATCTCGTCACCAAATCCGTATTGGATACCTGCCGTAAAGCGCATGATAACACGCACATTTTGTGATCCATCCAAATCGCCCATGTCAAGGACACGAACCTCATTCTGATCGCTCATCAAGCCTGTGCCGAAGTACAAGTTAGATTTCTGAGCAGCAACCATCTTGTTAGATGCAAGGCCGTTAACCATGTTGATCTTGATACCATCAAAGTACAAGTCACCCTGACCATACCACATAGTACCCTTGTTGTCAACACCATTAGCACCAAGACCTGAAGTACCAAATCCACCCAAAGCACGAACATAAGCACGGGCTACATTTTGGGGAACATAGATAGCCAAGTCCTCCTTGCCGTAAAGAGCAGCAGGGATAGCATCAGCCACCTTACCCAACTCTTCAATGACATTCGCAGCAGTAACTGAAGTACCTGTTACATCAATAACGGATCCATCAGCAGCGAACAAAGTAGTGAAGCCATCAAATTGACCTGCCGTAGCGTTAACACCAGCCCAAATGTTGGTTTCAATGCGCTGAGATACTTTCTCTGCTACATGAGCAATCAAGAAGTCAGAGAATGAAGGAGGCAAGTTGTCATAAACGGAGTAGCCCATTTGTACGGCCTCCCAATCGGAACGGAAGTCCTTTTTGCACAACTGCAAGTTCACTTGGAACTCTTCGGGTTGCAAAATACGCTCATCCAAAGTCAAAGTAGATGTCGCATCAAAGTCACAAGAAGCATTCTTTACCAAGTCGTTTGTTTCAACGCGCTTAATAACCTCCTTGTATTTAACATTAGGCTTGATCTCAATCATGCCCTTGTCAAGAGTCACGCCACTCAAGAGAGCAGCACCGATGTACTTACCTGCAAATTCACCTGCGTAAGTAGTCGTAATAGAAGTGGTTGTTGCCATAATTTCTTCTAGGGTTTATATTAAAAGTTTAGGTATTGTCTAGCAATACGCATTTGTTGTTCTATATCTTCACGGAGATTCTCCATCAACTCCGATTCACGCTTCAGTTCGTTATATGTGTCGTTCTCTTCAGGGTTGATTCCCAATTCAAACGCTGCATCATTAAACTCCTGCAAGGCAACAAGTGCTACCTCACGGGCCTTCATCATGTTATCGTAGTATTCGTTGAAACGCTCACCTTGACGCTTCATCTGATTCTCAAACTGATCAACGAAATCAAGCAATTCATCCAACAATTCCTGACCATCAGATGCACCTACTTGAAGATCGCCTAGAGCATCTTTCATATCACCCACTGAAGAGAAGGTGATCTTACGGGCAAAGCGATCATTCTCACGCTTCTGAACCTGACGGCCCTGTGCGCTAGAGAACTTGCTTAGTTTGGTATAGATGTTC